TTAATCCTGACGGTTCATTTGTTCAATAAATTCTGCTGCATCATCCGGCGCATCATCCATCGAATCGTCTCCGACATCTACCACTTTTACTTCTTTCCGGTAAAGAATATCATACATCACGGGAACAAGAAACATTGTCATAAATGTTGCATAAAACAGTCCTCCGGCAACGACAATTGCCATTCCCCTTCCAAGCTCACTCGCCGTATCACGGCTAAACACCATTGCAAGCATTGCAAGGATTGTCGTAAATGCAGTCATTAAAATCGGACGCATACGTGTCTTTCCAGTTGCTATTAACGCGTCTTTCCGTTCCATTCCACCAATACGCAGCTGGTTCGTATAATCCACAAAGACAATACCATTATTTACAACCGTTCCCATCAGCACTAAAAATCCCATCAATGTAATCAGGGACATCTGCTCTCCAGTGAAAATCATTGCCAAAAGCCCTCCCGTAAATGCCAAAGGTACGGTAAAAATAACAATAAACGGAGAGAGCATGCTTTGAAATTGTGCCACCATAACCAGATAAATCAAAAGAAATCCCAATAGAAGCAATTTTGACATCTGTTCTATCATATCGTTTGTATTTGAAGTCTCGCCGCCAAAATCTATGCTGTATCCTTCGGGAAGTTCGTAATCCTTCAACAGATTTTCCACTTCTCTGGACAATATCGCAGTATTATACCCTTCTTGCGTCTCTGCGGTGACGCTTAACTGCCTTTGCCCATTTGAACGATTGATGCCGGATACGCTGCTGCCGTAATCCAATGTAGCAAACTCACTCAATTTATGCGTTTCCGTCACTGTTTTGCCGTCGTCATCCGTCTTTGTCGCCTCAAATTCCATATCCATAAGATTTTCTTTTGTCAAAAGATCCGTCTCGTCTACAATGATAACATCCATATCCGTATTGTCTACCGTCATGGTAACCGCTGTTTTATCTGTTGTCAGACGGTCAGAAATATCACCGTAAATTTGTGCACCCGTCAAACCAAGACGCATCGAAGCATCTTTGTCAATGTTCAAATGGATTTCTTCATCTGCTTCTTCCTGTCCATTACTGATGTTTGAAAAACCTTCTACTTTCTCTAACATTCCAATGATGTCTTCGCTGACCGAAAGAAGGGTATCCAAATCCGAACCGCCAATATCCAGCTGAAGGCCGCTGCCAAGCATTTCATCCATTTCTCCCATCATGGAATTTGATACTGCAACTTCACAATCTATCTCCTTTGTCCATTCTAAAATATTACTGCAGATTTGCTCTACCTGATCTTTACTGTTAAATTCCTCTGTTGGAAGTACGAAATAAGAAAAATTGCTAAAATTCTCCGACGATTCTCCCATCATGCCGCCCATCATACCCGCCGAACTGCTGCCGTCCATAGCTCCAACATAACCAACCCCTTCAACATCTAAAATGGCTTCCATCACTTCATCTGCTTTCTGAAACGCAGTCTGTTTGTCGTCTTCTTCTGGAATTGTCACAGTTACGGAAATCTGCTCGCTTCCCATATCCGGTATTAAAACGATTCCCATACGCATAACCGCCATAATACAAACTACTAAAAGCGCCACTGAAATTCCAACTGGAACAACCTTAAACCGCAGGCAGAACCGAAGCACAACGGCATAGCCTTCCTGAATTTTATAAAAAATCCGATGCTGTTTCGGAGTCGCTTTCTTTAACATAACGGAACCCATAGTTGGAACTACCGTCAATGCCACCGCCAAAGAAGCCGCCAGGGCAAATGTAATCGTCAAGGCAAACGGAAGCAGTAAATCACGTACCATTCCCGTCGTAAATACCATTGGGAAAAATACACAAATCGTCGTAAGCGTAGACGCAATAATTGCCCCTGACACCTGCTTTGCCCCCTGAACCGCAGAACGGGGAGAATTCAGTCCCCTATACCGCAGACGGTAAATGTTTTCAATTACAACAATCGAGTTATCCACCAGCATACCGATTGCCAAAGACAAACCGGACAGCGACATCATATTGATGGAAATTCCTGAAAAATACATAATTACAATTGACGTCAGCACGCTAAACGGAATACTAAACGCAACCACTAACGTCGGACGAATATCCATTAAAAATACCGCCAGAATAAAAATCGCAAGCAGCGCTCCAATTACCATACTTGAAGCAATACTCTGAATCAGCATGGAAATATATTCCCCCTGATTTACCAATGGCGTAATGTTGAGTTTTGGATAATCTTCTTTTAGTTCTTCAATTGCATTTAAACAAGAATCTGAAACGTCGCTTGTACCCGCGGTACTTCCTTTAAAAATAGACAGTATAACGCCGGCGTCATTATTTACTTTTGCATAAGACTCTCCCGCATTGTCAATCGTGGTTAAATCTGCAACGTCATTTAGATGAATATCTCCAATATCATCAATCTCGCAGAGTACCATTTTTTTTAATTCTTCTGCAGAAGTATAATTTTCACCGACTTTTAACAGCCACTGTTTATCATTTTCATCATCAATATATCCGGCCGGCATAGAAAAATTTTGTGCATAAATCATACCGGATAACGCCTCTAACGTAAGCATCTGATTTATGTTTGCATTTTTCCTTGCCTCCGTTACAGAATCCTGATAGGTCTTATTGGCATTTTCCAATTCTTCCTGCGCTTCTTCCATCGCAGTTTTTGCCGCTGCAATCTGGGCGCCGCCGGAGCCAAAACCGGCTGCCGCAGTTATTTTTCCCTGTTCCGCCTGTTTGTAGGCGTCATCTATGGCAGACATCTGCGTTTCTACCTGTTTTAAAACTTCCTCTGCCACTTTAATTTCAATCTCAAGATTTGCAAGTTCTGTCTCTATCTGCGGCAGACGGACATTTACAATATCATATACCTGCTTTAATGTCTTTTTATCAAGCTCTTTTGCCTGGCTGACAATACCTGCATCCATTTGTGAATTTGGCATGGACGCAAGCGTCTCTACTGCCGTTTTAAAATATTCCAGCTTCTTCGGGTGATCAATCGCGTCTTTTATATCTGAAGGCATCAAGGCTGCGTCTAACGGACAAAATTCTCCCATCTGCGCCTGCATTGCAGATACTGCCGACTGAAGCTGGGCAAACATTCCATTTATGCTATCATATGTATTTTGGATTTTATTGTCTTTATATGCTTTCTTTTCCCCTTCTAAAGCGCTTTTGCTTGCTTTTAAACTCGTAAGCTGCGACTCGTACGCCGCCCTCGAAGCAATTGCCTCATTCAACTGAAGGGTTGCATCTGCAAGCTCTGAGGTTGTGGAATTTTGTTGATTGGAAAGGTCTTTTTCCTGTTGATTGATTTTAGATTTGGCGTCTGCCAAAGAATTTTCTGCATCAGAAAGTTCTGTCTTTGCTTCTGCTAATTTATCATTTGTCAAAACCAAAATTTTATCATTGATTTTATCTATTTTTTCCTGGTTCAGACGTACTTCTATCGACTTTTCTACCATTCCAATTTCAGAGACGCTTGCTACGCCTGCCTGACGTTCAAAATAAGGAATTACCACCTCTTCTGCAAACGTTGATAATTCATAAATATCTTTTCCCTCATAACTGACGCTGGCATACATTGTCGCCATCATATCCATGCTAATCTCTAAAATATTTGGCGTACCGCAAGTATCCGGAAGGACAGATTCTATCTGATTTGTCGCTGATGATACTTTCACCATAGCAGAATCCATACTAGTATCTTCCTCAAATTCCAGCATTACCATACTGTAATTCTCGGCGCTTGTACTCGTTACATTCTCTACGCCGTTAATCGTCCCCAAGGTACTTTCCATTGGCTTTGTAACACTTTCTTCCACTTTTTCCGGACTTGCCCCAGGATACGTCGTAATTACCACCATATACGGCATACTCATATCTGGAAGTAAATCCGTTTTCATTCCCATAAGTGAAACAAATCCAATTACCAGCACGATAATGACTCCAACCAATACTGTAAAAGGTTTTTTCACACTGTACTTAATCATATTGTCCTCCATTAAACGTTTGTTTATCATATCTCAGAAACCCTTGTATTTTATCATAATTTAATTACGCCGAAAATGGATTTGGGGAATTTTAATAGATTTTTCAGATTTCGCTGCCAACCATAAGCGTTCAATTATTTTATATATGCCTTATCTCCTATATCCGCACACACCCACTGTTCTTTGTCATTGCTGTTTCGTCCTATATACATCCAGATCGATTGCCCCACTCTCGCCGTCGCCATATTTTTTATTCTGCTACCTTTTTTTAATGTTCCAATTATCTTGCTTTCCGGAAGTACGGACGGATTCTCAGACGGCAGTTTTGTCCGGATGCGCAGGCCATCGACAACGTTTGTGTAGATATGCCCAGCCTGATAATTTAACTGCACATGACAAGGTTCTATGGAAGATGCTTGCAAATTTTGAGCCATTTGAACCATGGGTTTTAGGAATAATGCCTGTTCTGCCTTCCTGCGCCTTGTCAGTCCGTCAAGGATTTTTCCGGCTGCTTTGTTATATTGGAGCATTTTTGCTGCAATTGTCTGCCTGTTTCTGGTTCCATCTGCGGTGAGCTGAGCGACTGATCCTATGTTATACGCAAAAGAAACCAGTGCGTCAAATTCATTCTGATTCCAGTGGTATTTGCTATCGTATTTTGACACGTTCTTTTCATATTTTCTTAAATCTTCTTTTAAGAAATCGTCTGCCTGCTCCTGCGTAATCGTCTGTCCCATTTTTACGCCTGCGGTATGCCCATATCCAATTGTCGGTACACCTGCCGCGCATTTGTATGCAGCCAGACGGCAGCCTTCGAATTGTTTGATTATATGAATTCCATTTTGTGACGTTTTCATATTACTTGTTCCCTTCTGTTTTTTTGTGAATATTCTATATAACTGTAAAAAAAGAGAGCCTGTTCGTAAGCTCTCTTTTCTCACTTATGTCTTTTTGTTAATTTTACGTTATTCTTCATGCACTTTTTCTACTTCCGGCAAACCCGCAAGCGACGTAAGTACCGATATTATCCCCGCCACAACAGACACTGACAGAACATTTACCCAGTTTACGTCAATCACTGCCTGTCCGATTGTAAGCATGGACAACGCCACCTGGGCAATTGTTTTTATGGAACGAACAGCCGCCGCTTCTATCCATTGTTTTGTCGCTTCACTCAATCTATCCCATCTCCTAACCTTTTATCTGTAATTCTTCGACCTCGTCCAGTAAATGTGTTACCATGCCGTTTCCTCCCAGCTCATGGTACGCCTCGTACATTTCCAGAAAATTCTCAAGTCCATGTTTCGTCACATACTCCCGCTGTGTCCAATCCCTGTGATACTCTATAAGTTTTGACCGGAGCATAAGCATTGTGCCTCTGCTATTTGCATTTCTGTCTTTTTTCTGCTGCTTTAACAGCCAGACGATGTATCCGAAAAAAGATGTTAGGACGACTGGAAGCGCGATTGTGTATGTTTGTAATAATATTCCCTGCATATTTGCTTCACCTCGCTGCTTATTTTCTTATTTCAAAATAACACTCACTATATTATCTGAAATCCTCTCAATCACCATATACGTATCGAATCCTCTCTCTTCTGCAATAGTTGCAATGCCCCCCTGGCCGCATTTACAGTAATGACCTGGAAGACATGTCCCATCATCACGAACCGGAAGGACGCCCAGCATACCGACACACACCCACTCATTCCTGTCTTTTCTGGATACATAAGAATTTTGTAAAGAAGGATTATATCCTTCTGATAACTTCATACGGGCATTTGGTATGAAATTTCCTGTTTCAATCATAATTGGTTCATGCGTCTCTCTGTCAAACATCAAATTACCTTGTTCATCTTTCATTTGTACCATTTCGGGCACTTCTTCCATTACAATTCGGTTAAATTTGTCACGCTCATAACGCCAATAATAATCTTCATCTGCATTTCCTATAACAGATGGATTTCCTGAAACGATTCCTAATATATAATCTCCTTCCTTTGCTTTATATACATATCCATTTTTCATAGTAATAAAAAATCCTACCCAATCCTCATCAAATCCCTCCGACCTTTCAAAGTACTCTGCATAATCAGCGCCGCTTGATTGAAAAGCTCTTGTTCCATAAGTTTCACCCATAAAAGTCACACGAAAAGCATTTGATTGATTGTATTGACTGGTTCCATTCCCAACAATAAATGCATCACCTTTTTGAGAAGCCACATTTCCACCGTTTTCTCTATTTGCATTTTGCTGCCCAACAACAGCGCAACTTATATTTTGTGCATAACAGCGGTATCCTCCTAAAACGGCAGAATATTTTGCAAATGTATTACTTTCCGCTCCTCCTAAAACAATAGAATATTCTCCAGATGCATTATTTTGATCTCCGCCTACAACAGCAGAATATTCTCCAGATGCACCATATAGACTGTTGCCTAACGCCACCGATTTTTTTTCTTCATCAAAAGAAAACCCAGCGTTTAAACCACTATTGCTCCCTCCATCTCCACTATACTTCACACCATTTAACATAATAACTCCCATAAAAATCCCTCCTAATATTAATTTCTGTCTTTAATAAAATAAATTGTCCCGTTCGTTTTAACCGACGAATCCAATGCATCATATTGTGCCTGTGTTAATTCTTGAATTGCTGCGGCTTTGTTTCCATTAATATACACAGAATTGCTAATTGTTGAATTGATATTAACCCGCTTTGCTTTTACCGTTAAAACATCATCTGTTTCCTCAGCTATTTGAATAATGTCTCCATCTCCTATATTAATCACTGAACCAGAATTACTTGTCACATTCTTTATACGAACCTTTCCATTAAGAGTAGTATCTCCTGTAACAGTCAATCCTCCACTTACTGTACCTCCAGAAGATGGTAAAGCCCCTATATCAGATGGCCTCAAATTGTCCAGTCTTGTTTTTATCTCATCCACATGACCCTGTGTCAAATCACCTACAATATCCCAATCAGTTCCATTATACCGAAATGTGTATGTTCCATTTGCCAAAATAAGTCCATATGCCATCGATGAACTGTCTCTATAACAAATATCTTTCGCTCCTGTACCATTTACATTTAGTGTTGGATAATATGCAGTATTTTCATATTTGAATTTCACCGTAATCTCCGCGCCTGTCACAAGACTGAACCCTGGACAAGATACAGTCTTTAATGCTATTGAACCTTCCGTAAAACAAACGCCGTAATTTGTTCTATCGGCTGTTCCGTCAATACTCATGCCATTGATTTTTCTTGCCGTATTCCACTTTGAGGCAGACACTGCATTACCGGAAACCGGCAGCGCGCCTATATCGGAAGGCGTCATGCCATCTATTCTTTCCGCCAGTTCCTGTGCCCTCTTGTCTGCAAGATCTCCGACGACGCGCCAACAGCCTGCATGATAGACCACTTCCAATGCCCACTCCGCCTGGATGAATCCCGCTGGAAGGGGCTCATTTTTGTACTTCACAGGATATGCGCCTGTCCCATTGATGTTCATAGTAATATTTTCCGCCGTATTTCCCCAGGTAAAATAGACAATCGCCCTTACGCCGCTAAACAGCTGAAACCCTTCTGCATCTACTATTTTGTTCACATCCATTTTCCGGCTCCCGCAGACACAAAACCATGCCAGTTTCCCAAACATCGAATCTATTTTATCAAGGTTGCTGTTTACTGTATCGATACTATAAAAATCTTCTTCTCCCTCTTTAATCAGTTGTAAATATTCTGTTTTTGTCATTATAAAATCACATCCTCTCTAAGCTGTTTATATGTATAATTCCTCAACTGTCCGTGTGTAAATTTTCCAAGTGTTATATGCCGGTTGTATATAAGCTCAATATCTATCCTTATGTTGCACGGAATAATTGCATAAAGCATTTCTTTTACGGCTGATAGCATATGCTTTGCGGTAAGCTCTACCCCAAGTTTAATCGTCTGCATCGGGAAATTCATTTGCAGATGGTATCCCTGCTCTCCACACAGCAATTTTAACTGATTTTTCAGATAAACATAATGGTATGGAACCATATTATTCCAGTTTGACATCACCCGGAGTCTTCTTATTTCAAGCGTTTCGCCGCCAATGGGCGTAATCTTTAACAGCCGCTCAAATCTTTTTATGCCGTATTCGCCGCAGGAAACCGCAAATCGGTCGTCTATGCACTGCTGATGTGTTTTTTCGATTGCCTGCAGCTCTTCATTCTCTGTCTGCATGATTTCTCTGATTTCATAGTATTCTTTTAAATACTCCGGCAAATAATCAAACAGGTCTATTTTTTCTTCATCATCCACAGTCTACACCTCCAAATACCGGAATTTCATATGGGCCGACTGACAAGTTGCTTCCGACGCCGTTTAGCTTCGTATTTCCTATATCTACAATACCTTGTACAGACAAAAGCGCAACATTCATACCGCTAATCCGGACAGTTAAGGTTTCTTGTTCGCTCCACTGCTTTTTCATATCTTTAAAATAAGCCTCAAGCGCGGATTGGACGCCTTCCCTGCAAGTATCCCAATCATAACCATTGTCAAATGTAATATCTGCCGAAATAGTTACCGGAACCTCTTCCACTGTATCCACCGTAACGACATGCCCAATCGGCGCAAGCCCATCTCCCATTCCATTTTTTTCCGGGTCAAAAACGTCCTGCACTTCTTTTAACAGGCTTTCCGAGGCTTTTGAATAGTCTTTCCCCAAAATAACAAGCCTCACTGTCCCAGGCCCATTCCAAACTGGAACGACTTTTACTGCGCCCACGCCTTTTTGCATCAGAGTCCTGTTTTTATACTCATTTTTATTCCCTCCAAATTCATCCGCCTCAAATGAATCCAGATACCGTCTGCGAAAACGTTCCGTCTCTTCCTCTTCTTCCCCATAAACCAAAACTTCTTTTATGACTGCTGATTCCAAGCCTGCGATATAATCTACCGGAATTATCTGGCCTGTATATAAATTCCCAACTTCTCCGGCTTCTTTACACTCCAGACGATATGCTCCATCTCCTATTTTATCAAGCACTCTGTATATACTTTCTTCAGATGTAAATTCCATATCCTGTTCCAGTTCCATTTCAGCCGGAAGAACTTCCGCCAGCAAAATGGCTTTTGTCGCTTCCTTTGGAACCATTCCTCTGGATGCGGCTAATCGTACCAGATATTCACGGGATGCGGTATCCGCAAAAGATTCTTCCATCATGTCGCCTAACGCTGCATAGATATTTACAATCTCCAATGCTGCCGGCGCTAAAGCAGCATAAATTGGACTGCTCTCTCTTTTATCATACGTGTCGTCAATACGGTCTAACATCCGATCCAAAACTGTTTCAAACGTAACTTCTTCAAACATTTATACATCAACCTCTTTTTCTGCGTATATTTCGCCATACACCGTATGGACGATAAATGCCATTCCTACAACGCCTTTTTTGCTTCTGTCAAATATAAAATCACTAACCCCTGAGATACGGTCGTCCTGCTCTAAGGCTTCTTCCACCCTGCGTATCAGTTCCGGCATAACATAACTCAACGGTTTGCCAAACAAATCCATAAATTCCACGCCATAATCCCAGGAATAAATCAGCGTCTCATACCTCTCTGTATTCAAGATACAGTAAACCGCCTGCTGCACTGCCTCAATGCCGTCCACTGTACCCCTGATATGTCCGCTGACCGTATCTAGTTTCCATGCTTTAGACGGCTCTTCCTCTTCTTCATAATCTTCTGATAAATCTATATCCAGTTCCGGCAGCATTAAAACACCCCCAGTATAATATATTTCTGGCCGCCCTGCTGCCGAAGCAGCACAACATTATCCTGTTCCTTTAAATTCCCAATCTCTTTGCATTTTATCAGTTGTTTTTCTGACAGCATAAGTTTTTGTCCCAACTTTATTTTTAATGGTGAAACTGATTTTACATTACCCATGCAAACTGCAACTGGATTAGAAGCGTTGACTGCTTCTGTCGCCGCCTGTTTCATAATTTTTAATAAATCTTTTGCATCATACACTGAAATCTCCTCCCCTTAACGTCAAATCCATCCAATGCTCGCGGTCGTTGTATATGTGCTTACATTTTTCTACCAACATGTACGAAAGGACTTTTTTATTGTCCAAAACAAGGGATACGACCACCATAGAACCAGCGCGGACTCTGTAATCCCCAATTGCTTTTGTAATGCTTAATGTCTTTTTTCTTGCGTTGTACAATTTCAATAATGTATCTGCTTTTACTTGTCCATTTTCGCCGTCCTGCAGTTTTTCATAATATTGCAGAACACCCCATGAATTGATATTCTTTGTACTTTTTGCAATATAAATTTCTCTTTCTTTCGTCTCTTTGTTATCATAATAGAGTTTAATCTGATTGTACGTCTCTGAATCAATACTGGATGAATAATTGTATTTCTGTCCTGTGGTTTTATCTATGACAATATCCACTTTCATGTTCGAAATGTCCTTTAACGCAATTTTTCCAAAGTCATCATAGAGGACATACATTTTCCCTTTATTCATCATTGTAATATCCTGTGCATTTGCAATAATATCAAACAACGTCTGATTATCTTCAACCCTGGATGGGATTTTATATTTTGTATCTTCCAACCTTCCTTCCCTAAGGGAAAAATCTGTAATTATTTTTTTAACAACTTCTGTCAGCGTCTTATTCTCATATACATAAGTCTCTTTATTTTTCAAGTATCTGAGCTGGTCGTATGCGGTCACTGATATTTCGCCCCCACCGTCGGTCTGCCTGGAAAAAATAAACCCATAAAATACTTTTTTCCCTTTATACTTAAACCTTACTGCATTTCCTTCTGAAATTTTCAATTTTTTATCTTCCAGTATTTTAAACGTCAGCTGTCCCGGAGCTCCAATGCGCTCCGTACTCCATTCAATCCCTTCAAGGACTGCAGGACAGTAATATTTTTTTCCGTTTTGTATAATCAACTCTGAATCTATTGTTATCAACTCCTAACGGTAATAAGTATCTGGTATGTTTACCTTTTGTCCTTTTTTTAATTTCTTTGATTTTTTCCATAAAACAGGCTTCTCTCCTCTTAAAGAAGCAGGTTTTGCATTTGCTTTTGCAATGACTTTGTATAAATCTCCATGCCCATAAACTTTTTTTGCAAGATTATAGACTGTCATTGCCTTTTTCAGCTTTATTACATAACATCCGTTGAGAAGAATCACCGCCTCCCCATCTTCATTTTCAATATGAATTTCTTTTGATTCTCTCAGTTTTTGGATATTTACCTGTTTTTTCTTTTTTACCTTGCATTTCTTTACGCCATATTTACGATACTGTTTTAAGGAAACAGAAACAAGCACATCCATGCCCGTATTTGAAGCATCTTCTGTAATCGTATATTCTTCCAGAGAACATTTCATATTTGTGTCAAAAAGATGATTTCCATTTGGAAGCGCCCTGGATACCATAAACTGAAATTTCTTTTTCTTTTTTTTCAGTTTTTCCAGTTTATTCAAATATGCTTTTGCATTTTTGAACCCATTTTCGTATTCTGCAAAGCTGTATTCCACATTCGGGAGCAAGGCTTCAAATTCAATCTCTGTCAGTCCCGGCGTCTTTAATATATTGATTTCTCCGTCGTTCATCAGTGTATACGTTTTGTTGTTATTACCGATTTTTACAGTCAGTTTTTCCGGAGTCACAGGAAGTTTCATCCCATCAATTATAAACGTATACCCCTTTTGTTCCTTTTCTTGTTGCTTTTCTTTTTGCTTTTTTAATTCTTTTATCAAATAATCATTCTGTTCTATTGGCCTAATCGCTCCTGTTTTCATTAAATCCCCTCCTGATTTCACATTCCTCTGCTGCTTTTAAGACGCATCCGTATACTCCTCCAAGAGCATGGAAAAAGAGAGCTTGTTCCCAAACTCTCTTTTTCTATTGTTTATTTTCAGGTATGAACCTTTTCAGACATTTTATACATTGCATCCCCAACTGCCGTGGTCAGGCCGTCCACAATTCCATCTAAATCCATTTTCGAATTTACATTATTGTTGTTTGTCATCTCAACTTTTATGCTTGCTGTTGTAAAGCGGTTTACAATATCCCTTTCCGCCACATCCCTCAGATACTTCAACTGTTCATTAGAAATATCAAGAGAATCCGCCATTACTGCTGTGTTGGCGGCAGTTTGGCCGGTGTTTTGGGCTATCTGGGAAGCTGGCCCTATACCTGCCCCCTGTCCTGCGCCTGACCCTTGTCCTGTTCCACCCATACCTGCACCGCCATTTGAGTTATTATATGTTTCATTTAGATTTTTCATCTGATCCATATTTTTAGAATCTTCCCCAATATCAGAAAAAATTCCTGATACCTTTTCGGCGAGTGCATCGCCTGCAGCAGCTCCATCTTTAAATGCATCGGACGCCCAGTTCTCGCCAAACGCATTATATGTATTAAACCCATTATTAAACGCAGCCGCAACGTCTTTATAATCCTCTTTACTATTTTTTTCTGCTGCTGCCTTAGCCGCATAATCATCCGCAGCATCCTGAACACCAGAATAATCAAACTCTACAAATGGCAATTTATTTAAAGCTTCACAAATTCCCGCTACTGTCGTTAATGCTGTTGACAGCAAGCCGTAAAACCATGATTTTACAGATGCAATCGCATTTTTGAATGCTATCTTTATATTTTCACATAAAGCTCCCAATGCATTCCAAATTCCAAGTGCAATGTTCGCTACAAATAATCCTACATTTTTTAAAGCCGCACCTACCACAAACAAACTTCCAAGAATGATTCCAATGCCACTGCCCGCTGCGCCTGTTGCTTTTGCTATTGCAGCACAAACAGCGTAAATAACAGAAATAAGCAATATCACTCCAAGAACAATCAGCATAACTGGATTCATACTCATCACAGCGTTTAAAAAATTTTGAGCAATTGAAAAGGCCATTGTTGCCAACTTCGCCAAACCAGTAATCACATTAAGCAGCCCCATCCAAAAATAATAAACTGCCAAAGCCGCTACAATTCCATAAATAACAGGCGCAATAACAGACCAATTTTCCGCTATAAATCCCGCTATATTTCCAGCCAAATCAATTACAAGGGTCAAAACATTTATTAAAAACTGAACTGCCATTACTACTCCAAAAATAATAGGCGAAATCATACCCCAGTTTTCCGCTATAAACCCTGCTATACTGCCAAACAAATCAACTGCTATCGTCGCAATATTTATCAAGAACCCAAACGCAATCACCACTCCATTTACAAGTCCTTCGAAAAAGCCGCTTTGGTTTAATGTATCAAGCATAGTTTCTATTTCACTGACAAAATTTTGCAACGCTTCGCTATTTGCAATCATTTCAAGTCCCTGAATCGCCGTATCTACTAACGATTGGAATGCTTCACTATTTGCAATCTCATTTAATCTCTGCAAAACAGGCTGAAAAGCAATTAATGCAGCGTTTTGAATATCCCCCAAAATCTGTGAAAATGTAACCGGAATACTGCCAAATGCTTCATTTGTCTGCCCGGCCATCTGAAACATAGCTGCTTTTACCACGTCCGCTGTAACCATGCCCTGTTCCGCATAGGATTCCAGGGAACCTTCCGCCCAACCCATGCTCTGCTCAATCGCCCCTGCAATATTCGGCATAACATTTAAAATAGAATTTAACTCCTCACCATACAATGTTCCAGCGCTCATTGCCTGGCCTAACTGCTCCAATGCGTTTTGCTGGTCCTCAGCCGACATGCCGCCAATGGCAAACTGCTTATTCGCCTGTTCCATAAAAGCAATCAATTCTTCATTGCTGACAAACACATCTCCTGCATTTGCCGCCATTGCAGCAATTGCATCCACATTTGACAAAACAGAACTATGTGTTTCTTTCGATGACGCGCTAATCATATCAAACAATTGCTGTGTTGTCTGCGCGCCATCGTTCATTGACTGTAATTTTGACATTGCCTGTGTAATGTCATCCGAAAACCCAATTGCTTTTTCCATCCCGTCAATAGCCATCTGTACCGGATGAATTCCTTTTATGCCTTCTATCATCTTTCCTACAATGGAAACACCGCCGCTAACCTCCTGGTTAAACTCTTCCTGTTCATTAATATTATCCCGAATATGCCGCTCCGTATCGCTTAACCTCTGCGCCATATCGTTTGCGCTCTGAATCTCCTGTCTGTACCTCTCCATGCCGCTTCCGTCAAACACAGGGAGTGTATCCGACTGCCACTGTACTGCTTCTTGATTCTGCGGCTGAATTTGTGGGGAAGGCATATTCTGAATTGCTTCATTCATTTCATTAAGCGCTGTTGTTGTATACTCAATCTGATTTTTTGCTTCTTCCATTGCAGTCTGCATACACAACATAGAGCCAATTGCCAAATTCACCGCTCCACACATATTGTACAGCACACTACTAACGTTGTCTTGAAGTTCCATTGCTGTACAGACACCTCCCATACTATCACCGTCCTCTCCTTCTGGAATTTGATTTTATTTTTTTCTCTTCTTTTTTATCCTGTTCCACTTTCAACTGGATACATGCAATCACAAAAGATTTCTCCTGTTCGTCCATCTCCAGAAAAACAGACGGCAGGATATGCAGTTTCAGAAGGGCATAGTAAGCATAATTTGCTTCCGCATCCCCTTCTGTTATTAGTTTTTTGCTTCATCCACCTTTTCATCCAGGCTCTTTGTAAAGCCCTGAAACTGCTGAATCCACTCTCCTAACGAATTATATTCACCCGGATCGTCTACCATTGCAAACAATAAGTCTTCAGGTGTTTTTACCCCATAAGAATCCTGCAGATCCGCATTATATAAATCCGGATATACTACGGACGAAGTAATCATCATTGACAAGTATTTTGAACTGTTCAATTTCGGCCGGAATAAATTTGGCTTTCCTTTCACCTGAACTTCATATGTACAGGATTCACGTAATTCCTCATTCTCTTTTGACGAAATATGCTTAAACTCCCATTCCAATGGTTTTCCTTCGCTGTCTACTAAACTTTTTGTTGGGGCATATTTCCCATTCTCCTTTGCAATTTTATTTGCTTTCATAAATTGTGAAAATTTTGACATATTCTTATCCTCTCTTTCTTTTTTGTATACAAAAAGAGAGCCTGTTGCCAAGCTCTCTAAATACCACGCTGTTTTTTTTTATGATTGTGAAATCTCAAAGCTAATATAATTAATCTCATCCTCTGAACGGTATGTAAAAAATAGCTCCCAATGCCCCAAATACGATTGCTCCGGCAACTGCACCGCCAGCGCTGGACACATATTGCCTTTCAATTTCAACATCTGTTTTTAAGCACATATCCGTTATCTTATTTTTACTTAGGCAAAATTCATTTCCCCCGCCTTTTATTCTAAAAAAATCACGTTCCATCACAATTACACTATCGCTGTCCTGCCGCTAATTTTATCCATAAACTTCTTAAAACATAGGATGTCTAACAGACAAAAAATCAGAATCATTACGAAATACTCTGTTTTTTTATCCAAAAAATAACCTAAAAGCGATCCAAACGTCATAATAATTGAAAATACCAAACTAATCCACCAAAGCATAAGACCTTCCTCCCTTTATCTGACTTTAATCCTCACCCTATCAGACCCAGAAGAAAATCTTATCAATATTTCATCTGTTGAATTTGCAACAATTTCTGGAACTTCAAAGAAAATCTCTCCTTCCTGTGATGACAACGGATTGATGCGCGCATCATGCAGTTCTCTCTCATATGCAATTAACTGTGTTGAAGAAAATTCATATCCATCACCATACACAAATTTTACACTGACGTCGCCCCCAAGGCCATAAGATGGCAAAAACCGATCAGACTTCTTTCCTTTATTGCTGACCGTTGCAGTGATTTGAGCATATTTATCCCCTTCCTCACCAGGTCTAAATTCAAAATACTCCCCCGATGACACAGAATCCACAATCTGCATACCTGTAACCGTTATTTCCCAGTCCCCCAACGCAATGGTTTCTCCGATATTATAAATCGTTTCTTCTTCCTGGGCAGAAGCCTCTTCCTCTGAGCTTTTTTCTGTTTCTTGTAACTCCTCAGTAGGTTCCAAATCGTTTACTTCCTCAGTAGAAACATTCTCCGCGCTGCCCGTTCCTTCCTTATCCACCTGTTTCAGTTTTCCACTGCATGCAGCAATGGATAATGATAATGAAATCCCCAGTAATACAATCAGTTTCTTTTTCATACTTTTTTCTCCTCCTTAACATGATTTATTTGATTATAACCCATATTAAGGAGGAATGGAAGCCGGGTTTTCAATACGCTTATGCTGTCGCGTCTGCTTCAATGCCGGCAAGCCCAACGAATTGTTCCTCTATTTTAAAGTCTTCAAATGTAAAATCCATTTCTTCATCCAAATATTCTCCATCTGCATCAAACTTCGCTAAAATACCGCCGTCAATATTACAGTCAAGCAGCGTGACTTCTTGTCTTCCCGCAGCGCTTGTTGGGTCTGAATTCACAATCTGCATTTCAAAATAAGTGTCTTTACCTGTGTCTTTGTACTCTTGCATCATCATACGGAAAATTGAAGTATTATAGTGGAACGTTGCCGAGCCCGTCCCTTTCCATCCGTTTGCTTTGTTGCCCTTTCCTGTTTTACCTAAAATGGGAACTTCTGTTTTTGTTTTTTCGAATTTTGCCTCCAGGTTAATTGCCTGCATAAAATTGTATCTCTTCCCATCTATTGTAACATAACATTCCGCTAATGCTGCCGAAAGCGAATCTTTCGCCATCATAACTGCCGGTTTTTTTTCTTCTTTTTTCTGTTCTGCCATATTCATCTACCCCTCTCTGTCTTATGCAATCGTAGTCGTCATGTAAAGCTGTGACATTGCATTTGTAACTGTTACGCTGCCTTCTACTACAACCGATTTTTTTGTGTCTCCCATAGAAACTTTTACATCTGTGTCATTAAAATTTTCAATCGCGCGAATACGTTCCAATTGCCTGCGTATTTTTATAAAATCAGATTTCAGCGATGTACGTCCTGCGTCGTCATTTGGAACAATCCCCAAATACCGTGTGTTAAAAAGCACTGCATCATCATTCGCCAACTGGTCAATCACACGTACCGTCTGATTATCTTTAAATACATCCCCGGAAGTATCCGTTGTCGTCACCATTGTATTAATATCTGCCAAAATACGTATATCAGAATTTACTTGATGAAATACCAATTCACCGGATTTTATAGCCTTTGTCAGTTCTGCCTGTGTATAGCCGGCGTCAAGCGTATAATCTCCATCATAAATTTTATTCTGGCAGGTTGCGTTGACTTTGCAGCCGCCTTCTACGCCTGTCACCCAGTAAACCGCTGCGGCTTCATTTGGATACTCCATTCCGGCGCTTCCTTTCACCACCCCATCCAAAACTTTATTTTTTACACTGATAACTACCATATAGTCAGCCTCTTTGTAATTATAAAGTACAAGTTGGAATTTCATTCCGATTTCATCGCGCAGCCGCTTGTTAAATGCTGCAAACATTTTCTTAATCGTGTCGTCCGCAGTAACAATCCCCATCGTATTATAGGTATAAGATTCAATCTTATCCGCATACGCCTGATAGGACGAGCCGTCCACTGTCCCATTTTCACCGCCTGTAAGCGGAACTGCCAACGCTGCTTCTAACGTAATATCCTTCTGAAACGTCACATATTCATTCTCCTTAAGTTCTTCTGCCTGGTGTACCGTTTGTATGTCCACTTTTGTCGTCCCAAGATATGTAATGACGTCAAATGCAGAATCATCATCTACATTTACCTGAATACTGATTTTTAAATCATTACCGCGTATACCGCTGTACTTCGCAGCTGCATAGCTGTTTGAAGCTTTTTTGCCGCCGCCGTTTAGACGATACGCATAAAGTAATTTTGCATTTAAAAACAAATCACGCAGACCTTTTAACCTTTCATCTGTATAAGGATAACCGAAAATTTTCTGTGAATCTTTTAAAAATTCTTCACTTGTTACAGCAAAAACTTCGTCATCCGCGCCCCAATCCAGTTCAATGGGCATTGTTACAACACCCCTGTCAGATATTGCTGCAGATGCATTAGCCACGGAAACAAAATTGATATATGCTCCCGGTAAAACTTTATTTTGCGTTAAAAATGTTCCTCCGCCTAATGCCATACTTAATTCACCTTTCCTTTCATAAATTTTTCTATTATCTCTTCCACTTCTGGAATAGAATACTGTTTTTGATCCTCTAATAAAATTTCAATCAAATCTTTTCTGTTTGAAAATTTTTCAGAAGCCCTTAACTGCTCTTTTAAAAATAACTGTCCCGCAGTCTTTGAATTTACACTTTCTTCTTTCTTTAATTTTTCTTTTCCTGCCATTCTTTTGCCTATCCTTTCATATTAATTTGGGATTTTAACTCAGCCATCACCGTCTGTTCCTCTGTCTTTTTCATATAGAAATCATAATTAACAAAAAAATGAAGAACTCCGTCTACAACCTCGTATTTCATTTTACTTCCTCTCAAACTCCCACAATCCGCCTGAATAATCTCCAGGCGCCAGATCAATTTCTCTGCCGTCTCGTAACACTTTGCATTTGGATTCGCTTGTGAATTCAAAATTAACTGGACGCCAAACTGGTTTTCCATAAAATAACTTTTTATGGATTGCTGCCGGACGGCTGACTGGACACAGGAAATAAAAAAGCAGGGCTCCTGCAAGTCCTGCGGTATTTCTTCGATATAGACGCCATATCCAAACTCCAAACGCAAGGCGTCACTGATTCCTTTTAAAACTGCATGTATCAT